ATCATTATGTTGAAGTGTATTGTTTGCACCGCCAAGAATATTTCCACGCACACTTGTAACAGTGTGGTTTAGTCCACCCAAAGTAGCTGACCAGTTGCCAGAGTTTTGGTGATTATTACCTCCTACAACTGTAGAACCTTGACCGCTGGCTGTTGATCCGTCTCCACCCAACACCTCACAAGAGTTATTGCTTGCGGAGTTGTTTGTTCCTCCAATGGCTATTGCGTTTGTTCCTGTGGCTGTGTTGTTATCAGTGGTAATCCTGCCCAAATTAACATCATTATTAGTGGTTGCTCCGTTAGTTGTGACTGAATCGAGAGTCGGGTCTGCTGGTTGCAAAGCTGTGCCAGCTAAGATTCCTTCGGCTGCTGTGGCAAATGCAGATGCGTCTTGCAAAGCTGTGCCAGCTAAGATTCCTTCGGCTGCCGTTGCAAAGTCCCCCGTTGCGGCTTCGGCTGCTGTGCCCAAGCCTAGGCTCGTCCTTGCTGCTGCATTGTCAGCACTCTTTAAAAGGTTGTCTACGTCTGTGGTTACGGTTACGTTTGGCATGATATTTTAGTGTGAATGGATGTATTTATCGTGAGCTGTTCCGCCTGGCTGAAGGTAACTAAATCCGGTAGGGCTGAGATACTGAGTTGTTTCAAGAACGACGGGGATAGGATTGTGAACTAAAGTGAAGCGACCATCCGCGCCATACTCAACGGTAGTCGGTTCGCCTGTGAAGCCAAGATTGGCCCAAGCTGCCTGACGAAACCCACTCGGGTCGGCTTTGCCTCCGTATGCGTATTTGTCTTGGCTCATTTCTTAAGGTGACGTAATCTGCGGGCTGCTGAGATACCAAACTCGTTGATATCCTCAAGCAAGCTCTCCATAGCGTATCCAGTAGCTCCACCAGCAACGCCGCCAGCAACTCCTCCAAGCAGGGCTGATCGATAAACGAGCCTGCGTTTCTCCTTCTTGAGCCGTGTTTTTGCACGACGAAAGGGGTCGAATCGCTTTTTCTTTTTTCCCTTTCGCCCCAATTCTTTCAGCCGCCGAAGATCGGTTGCTGATCCCAGGGCTCGCGTTATTTTAGCGCCACCTTTGATATTCATCAGGACTATTTAGCTTTCTTCTTAGCTGCTTTTTTTGAGGGGCTTGCTTTCGCCTTTCCTTTTTCACTAGGATTTGGGTCAGTATCGCGAGCTTCACGAACTGTGACTATGCCTATAACGCCAGCTGGGATCTCTACGTTATCAGCGTCGGTGACAAAAACAAAAGCGTCTGTTACAGGGCTTGGGGTGTCATCAAGGTCACGAATGAGCTCTGAGACAGAAGCTCCGGTATCTAAGACTGCTTTTCGGAGTGAAACGGCTATGTCGCTTCGATTTTGAGTGATACGAATTCTTTTCATACGTCATCAATCCCCTTGTCAACTGAGCCTGCAATCGCTTCCTCCATCCAAGGGTCTTCATAAAGAGCCCTCATGGCCTCATCAACAGATTCGCGCAGCCTTTGCTGCATTTCTATGGGGCTTTCGATAGCGACGAGCTGTGGGGCCAGCATGGAGGGGATGCGGAGGAGCTGGGACTTTACAGAAACAAGCATTGTCGCGACTTGTCGATAAACATCGTCTTTAGAGATATAATCGCCACGCTCTACTTCAAGGCCGAGTTCCAGACGTTCGCAGATAGCTTTCAATCTCCTGACCTCGAGGTTATATTTGTCCTCTTCTTGGGTTTCCCCTGTCTCCGTCTTCTTCCCTCGAGACAAAGCCCAATCGCGAACAGCATGAGCATCCCAAGTGCCATTTGGAGCTGGCTTTGGAAAATGCGGTTCTTTCCGCCATCTCTGAATCGTTTTACGTTCGATCTTAAGCAGCCCAGCCAACTCAGTTTGGTTTTTCGCAAATCGAGGAAGACTATCTACTGCTTTTGAGGCTATTTTATCGTTTTCCTCATCTCCGCTATCCATGCCCGCGCCGAGGATATCAGTCGCCCTTTCGATGTCTTTGGCTGTCACTTTTGAGCCCTCTTTGACGCGTTTAAGCACGTTTACGGCCCATGTATTATGAGCCTGATTGAGCAGCTTTTTTTGCTCACCTTCTGGGTTGACGTTCCTTTTCTTTGCCATAGAATCGATTTGCTTTGAAAATTCCAGTACTAAGTATAAAACAACCGTGGGCTTGGCTTATTTGCGCCGGCCATAAGCCGATCGAGAACCGAACTTGGTCGATGAAATACCGTGGAAAGTTCTTGGTTCATACATCTAAAGACGTCCGCAACTTGTTTGAGGATATTCGCTGGGTTCGGGAGGAGTATGGGATTGTTGTGCCACTTGAAGAGATGGAGACTGGACGAGTCATTGGGTCTGCGGTTTTGACTGACATTATTGAGGAGTCTCCGAGTCCTTGGTTTGGGGGTCCAAAGGGGTTTGTTCTTGAGGAGCCAAAGCTTCTCCCTGAGAAGAAGCGCTTTGATCTGGTGGGCAAGCCTGGAGTATTCTACTTCGATACCACGAAATTGAAAGAAAAAGCCAAACTATCCAAACCGAAGGTCCGCACAAAACTAGTGGAACTAGCAGCCAAGCCTCCCGTTTCTGAGGCCAAAGGTAAGCTGCAAAAAGAAAAACAAGCAGCCCAACCTCAGACCACCAAAATAAAGTAGAGTAGCTCATTCTGACGTTGCCTCCTTATTCTCTTTTTCCGGTCCCTCTTTCCGAACGTCTTCGTTGTCTTCAAAGACATAATTGTCCAGCCAACTGCCGTCTATATAGCAGTTATCCTCAAGACCGAGCGAGTCTGTAAAATTCTTTCGTTGCTCGTGGTTTTTAAAGACAATGACAGAATAGTAATCCTCGTCGTCAGTGTCTGCTGCTTCACGATCCATTTTGGAGATCAAATCCTTGGCTTCTTCAAGCTGTTTATTTAGCTCGCCCAAGACTTTTGAAGGGGCGGCAGTTGGGTCATTTCCGAAAAGCTGATAAACCTCTGCCATATCAAAGCCGGTCCCTTCGACAGAGACATCATCGTCCTCGAAAATTTCCTTTAACTTCTCAAAATCCCAGTCTCCCTGGGCCGAAGGGTTGTTGAGAAGGACGTTAAGCTCTTTTTCCTCAGCATCATCGACATCAATAACTGCGACAGTAAGCGAGTAGTCCGGATTGCCCTCAAGAACGTCAAGCTGGCTGATTCGCTGATGCCCTCCGACAATATATCCAGACCGGGTGTTCCAAACAATAGGCTCTACGAGTCCTTTTGCCTCGAGTCCTGCCCGAAGCTTAGCCTTGGCTTTGTCATCTATGATTCTAGGGTTATACGGGGCCCCCTTAAGCTTACCTCGAGGGACTTCTTTGATAACGAACTTCTCGTATTTGGATATTTTCGATTTTTTGCTCATAATTTTAGTGATTGTTCTCGTTCATGTCTTCCAGCAAATCTTTGACCAGGGAAGCGCAAAATACAACGACGCTAACAGACCAAAAACAAGCCAAACAAACGCCTCCTAGGATTAGCAGCTCTTTCATACTTGGCTTTTTACTCCTGAGACCCCGTGCAAAGACTTTGATTTCTCATGAATGCTCACGAAGTGCCCGTCAGCTCTCATTTGCTCTAGTTTTAGCTCAGCTTCGGCCTTTCGCATCCACTGAGCGCTCGCTGGATTCATTGACCAGCCGCAGCTAGACCAATATCCCTGTTCGTAAGAATAAATTCCGTATTTCATGCTTTAGATAGAGTGTTTGGGATATCGAAGAACTTCTTGCGAGCGCTGATGGCCCCTAGATACGGGAACCAAGCCAGCATCCTCTGGTAATCCGCTGGATAGGCCTCTTTCAGCCAAAGAATAAAGTCAGGATCACAACCGACCCCAGACGTCGTCGTGTTTGGGTTTAGCGACGGGACCTCTATTTTGTGAGTTTTCAAATAAGAAATGACATCACGCTTTTTCCACTTTTGAATGGGGTAAATCAGGGACTCCCACACAGGGTCGCCCTTTTTTGCTTGGCGGTCTACGTTCTCGAAAAACTGACGTCTTTGAATGCCATCCGCTGAACGCGCCCCGGTAGCGAGATACTTGATGCCCGTCATTTGGAGCTGCCACGCGTAGACGTCCTTGACCGTGAACTTAGAAAACTGCTGGATTTCGGGGGTCGTATCACAGTAGGCCCCATCGCGAAGATAGTCGATAAAACTAAAGTGAGGGACCTGGAAGATAGGTATTTGCCACCGATCTTCGGCGGCCTTGATGCGATCCTCCATAATTTGGAGGCCCGGGACAAAATACATGAATGCCCCCTGGACCTCTTTAAAGGAACGACAGCAAAGATCGAGCACGCAGAGGGAATCCTTGCCCCCTGAAAACGCAACGAGGACTGAGGGGGATTCCCCAGCCCAATTTTCAAGCTGCTTGATGGTGTCATTCCAGAGCTTCATGCCTGAAATAAAACACAATCGTCAACCAAAGATCAAGGTTTAATTAACCTGTGCCGCTACGGCTACCAGCAGCAGCCTTTACGCCTCCCGCTTTCTTGAGGGAGCCAGAGCCCTTCTTTGTTGATTTTGCTGTAGCTTTTCCGCCGCCTTTCAATCCAGGACGTCTTTTCTTAAGTGATGCCATAACAACAGCCGTGATGTCAACTATTCCTGTGACTTGCGTGTCACACCAGGCGGCGCTAAAACTCAGAAAGTGATCCGCGCTATCACTGTCACCCCGAATCGGCGGACCCGGCGGACCTTGGCGGTCCTTGGCGGTCCTGCCGGCGGCCTGGTGTTTAAAAGTATTAAACATAAATAGGTATGGACGTCCCCCCCCGTTTGAGCCCCTGACAAATAGCAACTGGGCAAGGGGTTTAATCCGTTAGAGAGCCCGATAGCCCTTGTGGTATATAGGGAAATGAGCTCCTTTATTCGCTTGCAAAAATCGCCTTTTCTGGTAATATATTTTCCTAGGTAAGAGCGATGAAGCGCTTGCCATACCAAAAAAAAAAATGAAAGCAAAAACAAAAACAAAAGGCGCTACCAAGGTGGCGAAAAAAGCAGTTACTAAAAAAGCAGTCACCAAAAAGGCGAAGAAGCCAGCCGTTCCTCGTGCTAAGGTTTCGAAGAAGCCAGCGAAAAAAGGATCGGGCGATCGTCTGGTCCAACTATTCCAAGAAAAGCAGAAGTTGAATTGTGGCAAGGACTGCCAAGAAAATGAGTCCATCCGCCTCGAGATTGGAACAAAGCTCTGGGCAATCGCAAACGAGCTCGGAGTAAAGCTGCCACTGAATAAAGACGGCAGTTTCAGCAAAGCTAAAACTGCGCTGTCGACACTGAATAAAACTCGGGCAGATCTGGGTCTTAAAGAATCTAAGGTGCTCGACATGATGACCTGCAAGGCAACCGTGACCAGAGGTATTGAAGTAGCACGCGACAAGCTGCCAGAAGCTGAGCAACAGCAAGTGGCGGTCGCAGCTGACAAGCAACTCTATGGTGAGGTTTCCGCCGAAGCATTGAAAACGGCGATCTTAGTTCTCACTGAGGAAAACAAGATCACCCTGCCAGTCGAATTTGACGACGAGCTTCTGGCGTCCATGCAAGCCCGAGTCGATTTCATTGTCGAGGAATTGGCAGAAAAGAAAATCGAGTCCATGGTCGAGGCAATGTTTAAAAAGCTGAGCAAGTAAAACAAAGAAGAATCCCCGCTGGCATACCCAGCGGGGATTTTTTGTGCCCTTGAATAACGGAAGCATTTCTTTTTCCTGGGCGGGGCGTGACAGTGATAGGGCGGGGTTTCTTTTTCAGCAACCTGTTTACAGGGCACATGGCGGGTATTACCTTTCTTCTTGTAATATTATTAAAATGAGTCATAATCTAGTCAAGGTAAGGGAAAAGCCCGAGCCACAACCAACTGAAACAATGGCAACATTAAAAACTAAAAAAGACACTAAGCCCGCTAAGGCGGAATATGAACCGTATCCACTCGCTGCCCCTATTACAGGCGATGCAGACGTCGATGGATTCGCCAAAAAATGGATCGAAGAAGCAGACTGGCATGAATGCGAAGAGCACCCGGACCACGCAGAAGCGGCGGTTAAGGACCGCAAGTTCTGGTCATACTACAAAAAGACTAACTTCAAAGAGGCAATGCGCGAAGTCGGATATCGGATTCAAAAACGAGACAAGACATTCTACATCATTGCGGCAGACCCCTCCGATGTGCCAGTAAAGCTGAGCAGATCAGAGGCATCTAAGCCTGTGGAAGCCCCGAAAGAAGAACCCGCCCCAGAGGGCAAGTTCTTTCCGACGATTCCATCGGGAGACACGTATTCTTGTGATGCCAAACTAAAGGCAGTCATCGAGCTAGTCAAACTCGACCACGAGCCATCAGACGATTCGATAGAGTCGGCGTCCGGAGCAGTGAAGCGCATCATAGAGATCCTAGAGGCATGAATACAGAAACACCGACAATAGATACATTCATCAAGGCAGTGCGCCACGCCTGCGTCGATAATGACTGGAGCAACATGGAGCTCTGCCGGGAGGCGGGAATCTCTACCGCCTCATGGGGTCAGATCAAGTCCAAACGACAAGCCCCCACATCAGCCCAGCTTTCACGTCTCCAAAAGGCGTGCAAGCTACCAGAAAGCCAGATACCAACAGACTGCAAGCGTTCTCGGCGGACGATAAAGACCGTAAACTTTGTAGATACCAACTTAATGGCATTTGCAGAGAAACAAGCCAGAGTAAGGTTTGGCGGGAACTTTTCCCAATACGTCAACTACCTTGTAAAGCTAGACACGGAGGGAGGGCAGTCATGAACCTTGAAACTGAATGGGCGGGAATCCTAGACGACGAGAAAAGAGAGCTAGCCTGGGCGTATGAAATGGAAATGCGCCGATGTGAGATAATCGTTATCGCGGCAGACCTGGTAAGCAAAGTGAAAGAACCGGCGCTTGTGGATGCCGTCATTGACGAGTGCTACATTCAACACGGATGGCGTCCTGGGGAACTAGAAGTCAAAGAGGCGCTCTGGTTGTAAGACACAAGAAGCCGCTCCTACCTGGGGCGGCTTTTTTGCGCCCTTGGATTAAGGGCGAGGTTGATAGTGATAGGGCGGGGTCTTCATTTCTGGCGGTGGGTTGATTAAGTGTTGGCAGTGGGTTAAGTTTGTGTTGCATTTCGGTTGTTTCTTGCTATGATTTAAACAGCTCAGAAACAGCCGCCCAATCGGGGTAGCCAAACTGGCAAACCAAACAAAACAAAAAAAATGACGACTAAAGAAGACATAAGAGGCATCGTAGAAGATGTCCTAGAAGAAGTAGAAATTTCATTCAAAGACGAGGATGTTCGTCCGGCGGTAGAACGCTTGGTCGAAAAGCCAATCTCTGAAATGAAAGCTAAACTAGACGAGTTCAAGGGCATATGCACCGATTCTCAAACTCATGCAAACTCCGCCAACGACAATGGCGTAAAGTCCCTCGCAATGATTGAAGAGCTCACCCGCAAAGTTGAGAAAGCTATAGCTGGTGGCGGATCAAAAGCAGTCGCTGTAAGAAAAGCCCTCTCGTCTGGCACAACCATAAAAAGTGGGTCAGTGGTCAGAGACACCCTCTCACTGCTGGCAGTTCCTCGAGAAGCTCCCGAAGCTGGACTTATGTTCCTTGGCACACAGGGGACATCAAAAACATACGAATGTAGACGCCACGGTAACTCGGCAGGATTTGACCACTTCATAGAAGTCGGTTGTAGCAATGGGATGGAATCCATTGATCTGCTTGGCGGTGTTGATCCCGGTAGAGTCGGGAAAGGTGATGCGTGGAAAGACGGTCCGATTGCTGAGGCATACCGCCTTGCGGGGACTGATGATCCGAAGCTGATCTCGACCTGCGCTGGCACAACTTCCGTCATGCTCCTAATCGACGAGATTAACAGGATGCCGGGGCGCGAACGCTCCCTGTTCCTTAACTCCATGAGTCCAGACTCTCATATCGGTGGCGGTATTCCGGTTTACAAACTGAGAACTGGTCGAGCCGTATTATCTAAGTCAGGCGTTCTTGCTGAGGAGATCATCTACGTGCCATGCCAGAATCTCTCGATCGTGGCGACCGGTAACGTCGGGATGGAATTCGACACTTACGATGATGACCCTGCTGGGCGTGAGCGGTGGATAGAACGTTCTGTCCAGCCAGACATAGCCCAAATCGAAGCGATTATCAAAGGCGCTGCTAAAGACTGCAAATCACTACCCAAACTCTCTAGTTGGTTAATGGGCGTCTATACCCGCACAACCACGATGAAAGACGATGGGCTGCTACGTGGCGCTGCTACGATTCGGACTCTGACTCGGATCATTCAGTTACTGCCCGAGAAGGCGTCTACAGACGATTTCAGAACTGCTGTGGAAGTCGTTTCTGAAGGTTGGATCTCATGGGATGCCGATGGGCGCAGAAACGCCGAGCAAGCTGGGTTGCTTAAATCCGCAATCGAAACAGCTATCTCTGGTAAGTAGGCATAACCCCAACAAAATAATACAATGTTAAATCGTAGTCAAAAAAATCAGGTCCTAAAAGACCACATAGAGGCGCGTGCTAAAGGTCGACTAGACAAAAGGTATGAGGTTGAATTTGTCCCAAAAGCTCACTCATGCCAAACAGGATGTTGGCGCTGGGATGCAGACACAGGGAAGAACGTAATCCTTATCAACTCGGCAATCGACGAACACTGCATCGACAGAACGAAAGTCCGCAAGGGCGCTGTCACCCCCTATGCAGGTAGCTTCGCAGTGAAGGTAAAAAGGCATGAAGATGCTCACTCGCTCTATACTGAGCCAGATTTCACCGCTTTACAAAAAGCGATGGAGGGCAAGAACATTCCTTGGGTGCTGTTGAATTTCTTTGAAGATGCCAGAATCGAATACTGGTATCGGCGGAACTTCAGCAAGTTCGGGTGGATGGTGCATGAGCTAGACTTGATGGAAAAGATCCGCAAAGAGGCGAAGCTCCCCGAGTCAGAACGCAATATCCTCCCACTGGGCAGTCCTGACTTCCGACCAGAATCCATCTTCCACGGAATATACCATGTAGAGGGCGAGCGGAAGCGGCTCAACGATCTTCGAGATGCATGCAGAAGCGCAGCAGGTCCGGGGCACTTCGACAAAGGTAGAGACAAAGCTAACGCAGCGGCGTTCTACTACCAGATCTCATGGTTCGTAAAAAGAGCCCAGCAATCCAAGGATACTTGGGCGCTGATTCCACTGATGGTAAGTTGGGTGAGGATGTTCGGAACTCCTCCAGAGGCGTCCATTATCGGAGAAGACCCAGCCCCAGGTAAAGGCGAAGCTGGAGAACTCGGAGCAGGTGGTCATCATGGGGACGATTTCTCCGAGGCGATCAAGACCGCTGAAGATTCCGGACTCACCACGGTCGACGGATCGGGAGAAGGCGAACCCGGAGGAAAGAAGACAGTCTCTATTCCAAGACATGGACGAGGTGGCGGCCCGAAAGCAACAGGAATCGACCACGACAAGTGCGAGAGAGACAAATCAAAAGATGGCGAAGATACGACCCCAGACTCTGATTTTACTCCGATGACGACAGAAGAAAAAGCTGACGTCAAAGGGCATCGCAAGTTGCTCAACAAGGAATCAACCATGTCTCAATCCTCGATACGGCGAGCCAAAGCTCTCGCCCCACTACTTCGACGGGCTTTGAATGGCGGAATCTCTGACAAGGTAAAAAAGAGGACTCCAGCAAAACGCTTCAGTGCGGCGGCCTGGGCTAGAAAGTCTGATCGACCATTCCGAGGACGTGCAGAAGCCAGCGATGGGCGACGCAAGATCGTCGTGATGTATGATGCAAGCGGTTCTATGGCTGGTCATCATCATACCAACGGAAGGATCTTCCTGATGGCGCTGTCACGGTTAGCTAGATCGAGAGACATCGAAGGCAGTGTTATCTTCTGCTACGGTCCAAACGCAAGATTAGATTTGCCTCTAAGTGACGAGGTAATTTGCAGGATGGATGTCCCCGGCGGAGTCGAAGGATTTGCTGACGCAATGGAAGAACATAAGCAAGAGCTCTCCGAGGCGGATTTGTATATCGCATATACAGATGCCCACCTTACAGACAAGCCGATTGATCGGCGGTTCTGGAGAGAGCACAACCTCCCCTGCATTGCCCTCTACTGTGGCGACTCAGGATATATGGATTACCTCAAGAAATACTTCGAGAAGGCAATCATCAGAGAAAAAATTGAAGATGTCGCG